ATCAAATCAAACAATCGACTGCCATAGTCGCGCCGCATCACACGCGACCCGAGGGGCGTGGTCAGAATGTCGCGCACAGATTGACGGAGATGTTCGATCCCGCCGACCTCACGCCCAGATGTCGCATTGATCCCATACATGCGGGCATCATCACCACGACCCGCTTCTCGTTCCTCTGGCGGTTCCCCATGCCCTAGCTGGGCTTGCCCGTATCACCAGGGCCTAAGCCGTCACCAGGATGCACGTGATTGACCAGACTGATATCAGACGCGACCACGTCACCGACGCCAGTGAACGTCCCGTCGAAGTTGCCAGCCGGAGCGGCACCGGCAAAGGGGCCAGGATAAACGAGACCCTTTGTCGTATCACCACCTGGCGAAAGCACAACGACCTGATCGCCCGCGTTCTGCGGTATCCAGAATTTCTGATCTTTGGATCCGAGCTGTGCCAGTGAAAGCCAGCCACTCTCGACGCCATCAGCCCAGGCAACTTTGACCTTCTTGCCGTCGCGGGCGGTGACCGTAGCTACAACCACCATCCGTTCGACACGGCGCATCAGCTCGGACAGTGTATAATCAGACATCAGGTGCCTCAGGGGTATAGCTGCCTTCGCTGCCAGGGCCGATTTCAGGAGCCCATGAGGTTAAAATTTCCGTAGGGGTTACACTGTCGTCCACAAAATAGCTGTCACCCAAATAAACGGTATGACCCCATTCGATCATCCAAACGTCATGGGTTTCGACGATCGGCGCAAATTCATCAGGATCTATACCAACGACCTCCGCTGCGCCCCATTTGACCCCGAAACGGTTGTTTTGAATATACACACCCAAAGCGGCTGCGGCCTTGATTATCTCACGGCGAACTTGCGGAGTCCGGTGGCCCATGACAATCCGAGCCTCAACACGAACGCGAGCGGATAGCTGGCCGGTGTGCGGGTCTTTGTCCGGCTCCGGCTCGATGCCACTGAACTGCACGATGATCGCGGGGACCTGCAGCTCTTTGCGGCCTTCGTCTTCGGCAGCGACGGTTTTAAACGTGGGGAATTTGGCAGCCAAGTCGGCAACAATCTTGTCGAGCGCCTCGCCCAGGTCAACAGCTTCGGTCATCCACCCACTCCAAATATCGTTCGCGCCCTGATGTCAGCCGCGAAATGCTTGAAAAATATGGCGTCCAGATCTACGAACACCTCGTCCTCGACAAAGGTCATGATTCGATCGGCAACCGGCATCATCACCTCCGCGATCGGGAATGCCCTGTCACCGACGCGCTTGTAGACCCCACGCTTGCCGCCTCGCTTCGCAAAAAACGCGCCCTTAATGACCGTGTCGCCGAACCGGATACCACCTGCCACCTTCTGTGGGCGTCCCTTGAACGCGGAAAGCGGTAGATCGTTGGCACCAAACCAGATTTTGACGCCCTTACCCTTGCGACCACTGACCCGATACTCTTTGATCCGGCGACGCAGGGCCTTCGTATTGCGGAGTCCCAGCTCGGATTTCAGGCCCGCTGTGGCGAGTCGTCGCAGGGTTCCGGCTGTTCTCTTCATGGCGCGACCATAGGCCTGATGGATCTGCCTCGGAGTGGCCGCGAACTCGGCCGCGATCTCCTCTATTTTGCGGTCATCTATATCAAAGGCCAGCATTGTAGATCACATTGGGAGTGCCCAAAATCAGGACGGCGACGCCGGTCCCGTCGAGCTGGGGCGATTCCATGACATCAAAGGCCTTGCCCTCGATCGTGGCGACATCACCTGCCTCGATACCAGCGGCATCAACCTCGGAGCATGTGAAGTGCGGTGTCGGATGATCCATGTCGAACTCACCCAAGCGGGCAACCTCGTTGGGATCGTCAAAAATGCCAAGGACCTCTGCCACCGGTTCCACTCCCCGAGTTATGACCGCTTGGGTCGCAAACTCGTCGGGATCGAAAAAGATAGAGAGGTCTTCCCAATCTGGTTGAGGCATGGCCTTACTTCGATGCAGGGGTCTTGGCTTTTGGATTAGCGTCGGTTTTCACCTTCGCATCGCCATCAGCCTCGGCGGTCGCCAACTCGGCGCGACCACGGTGCAGCAAATTCTTTGCAAGTTCTTCTGCCACCGAAACAACGGTGCCAGGGCGTTTGATTTCACCACCAATGGAGACTGCCGAGGTGATTTTAATTTTGACCTGTTTGTTAGCCATATTCTGATCCTTTTCAAAAGTGTGTTGCGGCGATTACCCGCCCCACTGGGGTTGTCTTTAAGCGGGCTTGTTGCCGTAGGCGAAGCTCTCGACGTTGCGATATGCGAAGTCGATGTCTTGGAACGCAACGATGCGCAGACGGCCCTTCTTCGAGTTGGAATACGGATCGATCGTCAGATCGAGGCCACCCCACATCGCAGCGATCATGTCGGCGAAGTTGCCGTGGAACACGTCGCCGTCGGCAACTTGGTTGGTGATCTCTGCGACGTAGCCGTTGACCGTGCCACCTTGCTCCCAAATAGTTGCACCGGAGGAACCGGAAAACTTCTCGGTCGTCTTGCAGTGACCACGGAACTTCGCGTTGGCAACATAGGCCATCGAATCGACATCAGCATTGTCGGCAGAAACCTCTGTTTCAAGCTGAACAATTTCTGCGAATGTTGGATGAATAGCGGTGAATGGCACAGCATTAATACCGTTTAAGTTTTTGATGCCCAGCGGCTGGTTCGCGGAACCAGTGCCATAGAAACCTGCGGCGTCCATCGTCAACGCCAGGGCGCGGGCGAGGTCACGACGGACCAGAGCCTCGGCATCAAGCGAGGATTGCTGCAGCATCTTGCGAGTGATCTCGGAGAACGCAGCCGCGGTCTTCGGGCTCAACCCGAGCTGACGCAGCTCTTGATTGCCTTCGCCTGCGTCATCATCTTCACCCAACCAATAACCAGTTGCGCCAGATGCCTGACCAGGAATATCTACATTGCCTATCAAGCCAGCCATAGGAGTGGCGAGGCCCAACAACACGGAGCGGTTGCGCAGCATTTCGATGAAAGACTGCGACATCAGATCGGTTGCAACACCAAAACCACCAGTGTTGCCGTTGGCAGCACCATCAGTCCCAGTATTCAGAGCACGTTGCATCACATCGGCCGGAACCATGATGCCCTGCGCAGTGCGGTTCGAAGATTGTTCTGCAGCGCGTGACGCCTCGAATTCAAACGCGGCCGCCTCTTGTGCGGCGCGGTTGGCAGGGTCTGCCAGAGCGCGGAAGGCGCGGATAAAGCTGAAATTGCCAACTTCTTCATCGGTTAAACCGATGGTGCCAGCGTCGTCATCCAACGCACGATTGCCATCATTGCCATTTTCGGCGACGTGATCAACCAGGCGGCGCGTAAATGCGTCAACGGTTTCACCTGTGCGAATAGCTTCTGCCGCAAGTTGCCCTGCAGAATACTGGTTGCCCAGCTCGAGCAGGTCAGCAACACGCTGCTGTTCGGCCTGACGGCCTTGGGTCACAAGTGCTTGCGTTTCAGACGCCCGCTCGAGAACCTCGAGAACCTTGGTGATTTTGCCTGATGCATCGACCTCGGCGCGAACCAGGTCGTTTGACGCATTGCGGAGAATTTGTTCCATGTTGCCCGATCCTTCTGATTGGTGGGATTCAATTTGTGTATCAGTATTGGTGGCCTGTGGGTCTTCTTCCTCTGGCGGTTCCCCCGCAGAGCGACCGACACCGACCGATGCGTCAGCAGGAACGCTGACCAGAGAGATTTCGTAGGGCTCCCATTCGGTGATAGTTACCTTGTCACGCTCGCCCTCGCGCTCTTCGGTTTTGATGGCACGAACAAAATACCCGACAGAGATGTGACGGATCACGCCGTCGACCACATCCGCCCAGATTTCCTCGGCGCGAGCCGACCGGCCAAAGCGCAAGGTCGCACGACCACGGCGATCGCTATCAACAGATGCCTGCTCCACAACACCGATCTGAATGTCGGTGTCATGGTTCCAGAGAACTGCGGCACCGTTCTGCAAGCGTGTGTCCAGCATAGCCCCAGCGGTGTGATCGAGAATCTCGTCACCGAACCAGCGTGGCACCGGCTCCTCGGAGCTGAAGGCCACCTCAACGGTGCGGGCCTCTTCGTCGATGTTACGCACAACCGCCTGCCGACGAAGGGCACCGCCACCTCGGTTGGCATTGATCTGCTCGACGGTGATCGAGCGCGTCAGAGGCATGCCCACCAGAGCGGCAGCCAAGCCGCCATTAATCATCAGTCGTTTTGTCATCGTCGGTCTCCTTGGGTTCGGTCGGTTCTTCGGCCTGGGGCGCGGGTGCTGCACCTGGTTGGACGCCAAGCACGGATGCCATGATAAATTTATCAGGCATTCCGGCATCGCGCATCGATTTGATATCAGCGGCATAGGTCCGCCATGTGGTGTCGGGATCGTCGCCGCGACGCCGGATGATCTCCGACGGGGCGGTCAGCAAGTTGTTCTTGGCATCGACCTCCGCCTTCACATCCTTGGTCGGATCCACCCACTGCCAACGACGGCCCTGCCAGTAAACATTGCGATACTTGGCGAGCCGCTCCGGACGCAGCCGGATCCCGTTGTTGGCGACAAGGCCCAGCAAGAGTGAGGGCTGCAGCGCTGATTGGTAGCAGCGATCGATCAGCGTCTCGATCAACCACTCCTGCAGGTCCATCCAATGGTCGCGCTCGTCAAGAACACCCTGCCGGATCGAACTGAAATTGACGCCTTCTAGATCGTTGGCAAAACTTACATAGGAGACACCCATGCCAGCGCCAGCTCCGCGTAGCATGGCCTTGTGGAACGGTGCAAATTCCCCGCTGGGGTATTGGCTGGTGAATGGTTTACTCTCGGCCCCAGGCGGCAGCTCCTGAAAGACGCCACCCTCGGCCTCGATCAACAGC